GATGTACGGGTATTGCGTGCTGATTATGAATGGGGCTCAACAGCTGATTTGAGTCTTGAAATTCCCAATCTATCAGCAATTTTGTCTCGTTTGGCTTTGCGAAAAGAAATAGAAGTTTCTTCGGTATTAGATGTTGTGCGCCGCGAGATGAATGCAAATGATTGGCCAGTTATGATAGATCGCTCAGCGTTTCAAATTTGGTTAAAACGCCTTCAGACTGAGAATCTTGAAATGCCTCATATTCCGAAGACACAGTTGGGATTCTGCGATAATTGTTTACAGCGGGCAAAACTGCATTGGCGTCTCTGCAAGCAGTGTAAGCGTCAGATGAGATTACATCCACGCTCTTCTCTATGTGTGAACGACAGTCTAGCCACGTATGTTGGTAGACTACCCATTTGGTCAATTATGCCCACTCTGGCACTTGAACGATTCAAGCAAGAGTCTTGGGTAACTGTAGGAATTCGGCGAAGAAAAGTAGATCCAGCAGCATTAATGACTTGGATCCGTAAGCGTTTACCGATACTCTCAATGAAAGGTCAGCTTTGCGGTCCTATGTTTTTAGGTCAACAACCTGTTTGTTATCCAGGTGGGCCAGCGATGGCGGCTCTTGCTGTTGGTATACGTTTGTTGTGTGCAACGATTCCTTCTCAATTAGAGGTTTATTCACTGTTGTGGCGTATTATACAACCCTATCTGAGTAGGTTGGAACCAGAAAGCTATGAAGCTTTGATAGCCAGAATGCGTGGTGATAAACGCAAAAAGATGCAGGAAGCTCTAGATGAAGTGAATTCAGGCATGTCCGTTGTGGATGCTGCTATTGCTTCTGGCGCTCCTCCGTGTGCACGGATGACCGGCATGGTTAAACAGGAGAAATCTTTTCCCTATGTGTATGATTATCTGCAGTGGTCATTAAAGCCACAGCGTAAGCCACGATTTATATGCATACCGCATCCACACATTCTATTAGAATTAGGTGTCTATACTCACCCGCAAGTTAAGTGGCTCGCAAATACGTTTTCATTTAAATCTACCATTTATTATGCTGGTTGTGCCACCCCGCAAGAGCTTAATCAATGGTTACAATTTAGTCTTAACCAGCTAGGAGAAGATGGATTCTGGTCGTTGGCAGATGACGTGTCTGCCATTGACGCCCATCACAATGAAAATTCGTTCAAGTTTCATGAACGTGTACGTAGTGTGCATTATCCACAAATGCCAGAACGTGTCCGTTGGTGTTATGCTGCGATAGAACAATTTACGGTAAGGTTTGGTTTAGGGCCTGACTTGTTTATAGCATTTTTGAAGTGGGTGAATGCGTCAGGTGTTCCCGACACTTCATATAAGAATTCTTTGCTATGTTTATTTTTGCGCTGGCTGGCTTTAACATTTGCCCTGTTTGGCAATGTAACAGATCCAGCTCTTGCTTTGGTGAAGCGTGCGTGCTTTCAAACAGCAGCTGGTGATGATGGTTTGATCCGCATCCCTGTTGGGTTGGGATTATCTCCAGATACGGAGATGTTTCGTTCACGTTATATGCAGGTTTGGAAAGATGCTGGTTTCGTAGTGAAACTCGCAGTTTATCCACCACATCGATGGCGTTTGGCAACTTATCTTGCTATGCGTCCTGTATATACGGAGGGTGCCTATGTTTGGGCCCCTGAACCGTCACGCCGTTTAAAGTCTGCGTTCTGGCAGTTTGACTGCCCTATGCATCCCATCGCATGGGCACGTGGAATCGCCACCTCTTTATTGGCTGTAGCCGGCTGCGTTCCTGTGATTTCAGAGATTGCCCATTGGTATTTAGATAATACCAAAGGTCCGGTTGTGGAACTGAGTGTTGTGAACCAGTACTCTCCGTTCTATGGGATGAGCAATCCAAGTTATATACACCCTCGCGCGATTCAAGAATTTTTGACCGACTATAATATCGCAGCAGTCGATTATGAGCGGTTTAAAAATTTGTTAATGCATGTTCAGGCCCCATATGTAAATTTCTCCGGTCCGGTGTTTGAGGCACTGGTACGTGAAGAGTCATGAGGTGCGCTAACCACAGTTAATGCCGAAATATTTGCTATCTCAAGGCCATCCCCTTTCAGGGACTCAAGGTCTCATGCGTTCTATATGTTTGCCGCATGAGTCCAACCCTATAAGGTATCCTACGTTTCCATCCGTAGAGCGTACAGCTGTTTTGTCTTTTTCAGTGCCGACAACAGTTTCAATCCCAGCGAATGGATCCGTCCCATTTACTTTATTTCGACAAGCGACGTTCCCAGCTTGGGGACCCGTTAATCTCTCAGGCACCGCTGCGCAGTTTATTACCTATCGCGCAGATTATCCGAAAGGTGGTGCTGCGGCTACTACGCCATTAACGGTGCCTTTGATGGTGTATCAGGATGAAATTTTTGATCCGGCTACTGCTAATCGTACTGCAACACCAGATTTTGTTGGTATATCAAATGCGTCCGGCTGGCCTTTAAATAGCCCACTGATTGGCCGTGATAATACAAAATCTTACACTTATGTGCCTGGTGGTTACAAGTTGGTGTTTATTGTTACAGCGGGAGATATCTTTGGAGCCACTGTTGATTTCAATGTCAACTTTGAAATTTGGACTGCACCGGGAGAAGCGCGTGTTACTGCTATTGATGGCTCCATTGGTTCCGGCCTTACTGGTGGTTATTCAGCATCAGTGTCTCTAGATGGTAATTTTTACCACGGCACTTGGGTGGTACCACGGTCTATTGTTTTCTCCGGACCGGCGTCCATCCCTAAAGGCGTTAAGATTACTGTATGCGTTACTCGTATTGATCCAGGCTATTCTGCCAGCAGTTCTACCCGGGGTATTGTAACCGTGAATGCTACTCCTGCAGCGACATCACTTTTCCCGTTATGTGAAGCTGTAGAGTTTAAAAATTCAAAACTGCCTTGGTATTCTACTCGTACTACTGCGGCAGCGATGTTAATTACCAATGTAACCCAGGTAGTAAATAAGGCTGGTACAGTTTTGGCGGGGAGACTTGCTCCTGCGGTTCAATGTGCGTGGGAAGTCGATTCGACTGATTTGAACCAGCTCCATCCGTCTGAGAAAGCCTTTTTACCTCTTGAATCTGGGTTTTATACCTATGTTCCTCCTTCAACGGATTTGCAAGTTTTCAGAGACTATACCAGTGTTACCGATCCAACTTCGCCAGCAGTAACTGGTTTTCCAGTCTTCGACTTGTCATCAGATGCTTTGTATAATTCAGCTTATTTAACTGCAGGTCCAGTTGCTGAGAGTATGGCGGTTACGATAGATTGGCACATTGAATTTCGTACTACCTCTGCTTTGTTTAGCATTGCAAGTAGTAATCTGACTTTAGAAGCCCTGCATCAAGCACAACTTGGTTTGGTTGATATGGGTTTCTTTTTTGATAATGTCAATCATAAGAGTATTCTGCATAAGGTTATGCTTCTGGCGAAGAAATATGTTCCAGAAGGCATTTCAATGTTAAATCCTGTTGCTGGTAAATGGGCAAAACGGGCTTTCAATTATGCTGCAAATACACGGTTACTTGAGCGTAAACGGAGACCTCCACAAGCACGTGGATCCCAGCGTCGTGCTCGTGGACGTTCAACACGCCCACGGAATGGCCCTACTACCGTAAGAACAACAACGGCTGCAGGCGCTGGTTATAATGGACCCAAAAAGAAGGGTGGACTTGAGATGATGTTTGAAAAATATCCTGAAAGAAGACCTCGCTGAAAGGTGCTGAAGAAGGGGTGGTTCCCCAGAAACCTCAGAAAGTGATTCGAAACTATTGTATGTCTCCCTAAATCCCTTCCATCTACACTCCCTCTGTAAATACTACATTTTAGTTTAGTTCCTTTTACACGCTCACCCTGAACCGGGCCACCGGGAGTGGGAGGTTTGACCTTTAATGACCGCATAGCAATGGTTTGCTGTCCGGTAAGTCTGCCGTATTCCTTTCGCCACGGATTTCGGTAGGCGGGTCCATGCAGATGTCCTGTGGTCTGCATGGTCTTGTATGTTACGCAGGGCC